CCATGCGGTTCTGCAAGACGGCAAGCCTGTGTATGTGCATGACGACGGTAAAGAGGTCGCATTCGATGCGGCCGGCACCGTTACCACTATCAGCCGACTGAACAGAGAAGCTCAGACCCATCGTGAAGGCAAGGATGCAGCTGAAACTGCATTGAAAGCCTTTGAGGGGATCGCTGACCCGTCTGCTGCAAGGCATGCACTGGAAACTGTGTCGAAACTCGATCAGAAAAAGCTGGTGGATGCCGGCGAGATCGATGTGGTGCGCAACGAAATCAGCAAGGCCTTCCAAGGTCAGGTTGATGAGTGGTCTACCAAGGCACAAGCCTTCGAAAAGCAACTCTATGAAGAAAAGATCGGCGGTGCATTCAGTCGTTCCAAGTACATCACGGACAAGCTGGCAATCCCCGCAGACATGGTCCAGTCCAAATTCGGCGCCGCCTTCAAAGTCGAGGATGGCAAAACCATCGCTTACGACCAGCACGGCCAGAAAGTCTACAGCCGCACTCGTCCAGGCGAAATCGCCGACTTCGATGAGGCAATCGAAACCCTTGTTGAGCAATACCCGCACCGCGATCACATCTTGAAAGGTACCGGAGCTTCCGGCTCTGGCGCCTCGAACAGTAATGGGAATGGCGGCCAAGGCAAAAAAACCATCACGCGCGCGCAGTTTGATGCACTTGACCCTCAGGGCAGGCATGCACACATCTCCGCAGGCGGTGATTTGACCGAATGACCCCTAGGAGCAATCCATGAGCAACTCCCTTACCGGCCTGACTACCACGATCTACAACGCGATGGACAAAGTGTCCCGCGAACTGGTCGGCTTCGTGCCAGCCGTATCGTCCGACATGACCTTTGACCGCGCTGCCGTGGGCCAAACCGTTACCTCGCCTGTGGCGCCGGCTGCAACCGCATCCGACATCACTCCGGCAGTGACTCCGCCGAACGATGGTGATCAGACCATCGGCTCCGTGTCGATGACCATCCAGAAGGCTCGCCGGGTACCGGTACGCTGGAACGGCGAGGAAAAGCGCGGGCTGGACAACAATGGCGCGTCGTACAACATCATCCTGCGTGACCAGTTCACTCAGGCCATGCGGGCTCTGGTCAACGAGATGGAAGCCGACCTCGCCGGACTGCACCTCAAGGCCTCTCGCGCGTACGGCACTGCCGGCTCGACGCCTTTCGCCTCGAACCTGTCCGATCCAGCGCAGATGCGCAAAATCTTGGCCGACAACGGCTCCCCGATGAGCGACCTGCAACTGGTCATCGACACCTCGGCCGGCGCCAACATGCGTACCCTGGCTCAGTTGACCAAGGCCAATGAGGCCGACGACACCAGCATGCTGCGCCGCGGCGTATTGCTGGACATCCACGGCTTCGCGATCCGCGAGTCCGCTCAGGTCAAGACCGTGGCTGCTGGTACGGGCGCCTCTGCCACCACCAACACCGCCGGGTACGCCGTTGGCGCCACTGTTATCACCCTGGCCGTGGCTGGTACCGGCACCTTGCTGGCTGGTGACGCCATTGCTTTTGCTGGCGACACCAACAAATACGTGCTCGCCTATGGCGACACAGACGCCTCCAACGGCGGCACCATCACCCTGGCGGCTCCAGGCCTGCGCAAGGCGATCCCAGCGTCCGCTACTGCAATCACCATCGTTGCTGCCAGTACCCGCAACATGGCATTCGCCAAGTCGGCAATCGCGCTGGCTACCCGCGCGCCAGCACTGCCGGCCGGCGGCGACAGCGCCAAGGACCGCATGCTGATCACTGACCCGGTGAGCGGCCTGACCTTCGAAATCTCGATCTACGAGCAATACCGTCAGATCCAGTACGAAGTCGCCGTGGCCTGGGGCGTTGCAATGGTTAAGCCTGAGCACTGCTCGCTTTTGCTCGGCTGATAACTGCGCCTGGGGCTTCGGCCTCAGGTTCGCTAATTTCTGGAGAAACACATGAACGACAAGACTTTGAAAGTTGAGCCGTGGGGTGAGGGGCAGGGCGATTTCGTCGTGATCGATAAAGAAAACTTCGACGAAAGCGTTCACACGCTGTTTGTTGAGAAGGATCAGCCGGCCAAGGATAAAAAATCCTCGGGTGACGGCAAGAATTCGCAGTAATACGCCAAGCCGGCGAAAACAAAAGGTAGCAGGAGCCGAGCATGCTTACTGATCAGCAAAAGTCGGACGCCAGACGCTATGCCGGCTACCCAATGCAGGGTGACGTGACGCTCGATGATCGGCGCGACACTGCGTGGGGCTGGGTTGCGCCAATGATCTGGCAAACGCTGAATCATCGGCTGGACAGCCTGCGGCCAGAAGAGGCGGTCACGATGGCCTCGTTTCTGACCAAGCTGGCTGGACTGGAGGCTGATGTTCTGTCTGCGACCGGTAACCTCGATACGGATCAGGCGGCCGTCTGGGTGCACAACAAGAACGAGGTCAGAGACCGGATGAATCTTTACCGGATCTGGCGCCGCGAGCTATGCGGATTCCTTGGGGTGCCTGCTGGCCCATCGCTGGGCGACGGCGGCATTAGCCTGGCAAGGGGCTGACATGGATGGCACAAAGCTTCAGCTCAAGATTTACAAAGGTTACGGGCAGGCAGCCAAGCGTATCGGTTTCGACTACCAGCAATTCCGCGCTACCAGCGCCAATAACCCGCTGAACTCGAATCCGCTGCAGACGCTATCTGCCTCGTTTACCACGAACTTCAGCTACAGCGCTCCAAACAAGTACGGTCAAGCCGCTTGGCTCGGCCTGTTTGACGCAACACTGTGTGCGCCGGGCGACATCATGGTGGGCGAGGGCGGCACATTCTTCATCGCCGCCATGCAGTCAACGCTGCCTATCTACTGCGTGCAGACGAACCGGACCATCTCAGTCTTGCGCGTCAGCATGGATGACGGGGTGGGCCTCGGCGACTACGGCGGTGATACGCCAGCCACCGAGGCTCCGCTGATGACTGGCTGGCCTGCCAGCGTGCTCCAGGGCACTAAAGGCGAGGCTAACCCGACCAATCTACCGGGCGACGTACGCACGCCGTGGTGGGCGATTCTGATGCCTGCCTGGCCCGGCATCGTGTTGCGCACCAGCGACATCATCCTTGATGAACTTGGTCGCAAATACGTGATTTCGAGCGCCGAACTGACCGATATGGGCTGGCGCATGACCGCCATGCAAGCACAGGTGTGACATGGCCGACCTATCAGATGTGCTGAATCAACTCGCCGCAAGGGTGGCGACAATCGTTTACCCGGGCGGCTCAGGGCAGCCGAGTATCAGCGGCATCCCGACCAAGATTTACCCCGGCTGGCCCGTGGGGAACGTGCTTGAAGCCGATCTGAAGGCAGGGAAGGCGCACATCAGCGTCTACCCAAGAGGCCCGGACCGGAAAACCACGCGCTACCTCGGGCGGTCATGGGTTCCGATCACTGCGCCAGTGCACACCGTCACGATGACAGTCGCCGGTGCGGTCGTAACGCTATCGGGCGCCGTCAGTGCGCAGAACTTGCTGGTCAGCTTGAACGGTACGGGCTACGTCTACGCCATGCAGGCGAATGACACGCTCACAACCGCCGCTACCGGGCTTGCATCGCTTATCCCTGGCGCTTCCAGCTCCGGGCCGGTCGTCACGCTCACTGGCGCACACAGCGTCTTTGCGCGAGTCGGCGGAATCGGCACCTCGATCAAGGAAACCAAGCGACAGGAGCAGCAGTTCCAGATCACGGTCTGGGCGCCGACTCCAGCCACTCGGGACGCTACAGCCAAGCAGATCGATTCAATCCTGTCCGACGCCACCAACATGGCGCTGCCTGATGGGTCGGCCGGGATCATCCGCTACGCACAGACGCTTCAGACGGATCAGCTTGAAAAGGCCGGACTTTACCGTCGCGACCTGATTTACAGCGTCGATTACGCCACAACCCAGACACAGCAATTCGCCGAGGCTATCGCTCCGGCGCTGAACATCGTCAACGCCCAGACCGGGCTTCCTGTATCAACCAGCAACCCCTGAGGCCTGACATGGATTCCGACACCCAAGACGCTCCCGTAACCCAGGCATTCGGCAAGATGGTCACGTCGCCATTCAAGCTGACCGTCAAGTTCGCCTTCGCCGACTACCAGGTTGGCGAGCAGATCACGGACGCAGCCGAAGTTGCCGCCGTACTGGAAGGCGAAAACGCAGCAAACGTGCTTAAAACCGCCGCCTAAACCGCGAAATCACACACAAAGAGACCGCCCTAGAGGCGGTTTTTTCATTTGGAGGAAGCCATGCCCATTTATCCGGCAGGCGGCTTGAACACGGCAGCGCTCACGGCCCCCGACCTATACATCCAGGCCGTTCAACCAAAGACTCGCTACATCAATGGCGTGGCGACCGACATTCTCGGCATCGTTGGCGTTGCGTCGTGGGGTGCCGTGGGCAGCCCTATGCTGATCGGCTCGCCCGGTGATGCAGCGCAGAAGATCGGCGCACAACAGGTTCGAAAGTACGATTTGGCCACCGCCGTCGCTATATCGATCGGCCTGGGTGCTTCGAACATCCGCGCTGTCCGCGTGAGCGATGGCACTGACATCGCCGCAACGTCGACGCTGAAGGATACGGCCGCAGCCGTTGGTGCAACCCTGACCGCCTTCTATACCGGCACCCTCGGCAACTCGCTCAGCGCAACCCTGTCTGCGGGCACCGCGCCTTCAAGCTGGAAGCTGGTCATCTCGCTGCCAGGCGTATCGCCGGAAGTGTTCGATAACATCACGGGTAGCGGGCTCATTCTCTGGCAGAGCATCGTCAGCGCGGTGAACAGCGGCCAGTCCGGCATTCGCGGCGCTTCGCAGCTGGTGATCGCCACTGTCGGCATATCCATTCTCGCGCCAGTCGCTGTCGGCCAGACCATCGCTTTCACGGCTGGTACTGACGGCGCCACCACGATCACTGACGCGGTTCTGGTTGGCGTTGACGGGGCAGGCGCAGTCCGCAAAGGCATGTACGCCCTGCGCGGTACTGGTGCGCAGGTAGCGAACCTTGTTGACCTGAGCGACTCGACCCAGTGGCCAACCATGCTGACCTACGGCCTGTCCGAAGGCTGCTACATGGTTACGCAGGGGCCGGCCGGCGCTTCGTACGCCACTGTGTCGACCAGCCTGACCACTGCCGGCTGTGACAGCTACGCGCTGAAGGTCTTGGTGGGCGACTGGGTTTACTGGTACGACCAAGTGAACGGCAAGCAGCGGATGGTGGCACCCGCCACGTTCTCTGCCGCCGAAATTGCAGCGCTTGCACCGCACCAGTCAGCGCTGAACAAGCCGCTCTCCAATGCCGTATCGACGCAGCGCAACCTCGCGCAGCAGCCGTACAGCCTTCCGGAAATCGGCTCGATCAACACCTCCCGCCTGGACGTGATCACCAATCCATGCCCGGGCGGCAGCTACTTCGGTCATCGCTCCGGCCTGAACTGCGCAAGTAATCCGACCGTCAACGGCGACAACTACACGCGGATGACGAACTTTGTCTCGCTGACGCTGGCGGCATCGTTCGGTTACGTGGTTGGGCAGCTCCAGACCATCGATCTGCGCCGCTCCACGAAGTCGACCATTGAAAGCTTCCTGCAGACCCTGTTCGACCAAGGAATGATTGGCGACCCGAACGGCGGTCCGTCGTTCTCTGTCCAGATCGACGCCAGTAACAACCCCGACGCTCGCGCTGCTCTGGGCTACATGCAGGCAGACGTACAGGTCAAGTACCTGTCCGTGGTCCGTTACTTCCTGATCAATTTGGAAGCCGGCCAGTCAGTCACCGTTGTCGTATCCGCCAGCCCTCGCTAACAGGCGTCAACCCTTTCAATAGGCCCGTCCAAGTGATGGGCCTTTTTCATTCTGGAGAACGCCATGCAAGGTGGATACAACACGGGCAAGGATGTCTCGATTGACATCAACGGCCCTTACGGCCCGATCAAAATCCCGAAACTGATGAACTTCAAGAGCAAGCCGAAGATCGCCAGTACCGAGGTCACTCCGCTCTCCGGCGAGACCGACGAACTGAACATCCCCAAAGGCTGGACCGGGTCGTTCGACATTGAGCGCACCGACTCAACCATTGACGATTACTGGGCTAAGTGGGAGAGCGACTACTACGCCGGAGTATCTCAGCCGCCCTCGACTATCACCGAGACCTTCAACGAGCCAGACGGCAGCGTCAGCACCTACCGGTACGTCTCCGTTCAGCTGAAGCTGGAAAACGCAGGCGACAAGGAAGGCGACAAAACCATCAAGCAGTCGATGGCATTCACTGCAAAGCGCCGCCTGAAAGTCTCGTAACCCTGTTCGCATGGCAGCCCGGCAGGGCGCGGGATCTCGTCACCCCGCACGCCATGCTCTTTGACGACTCAATGACCAGAGGAATTACCCATGTCCCGC